AGTTTGAGCAGGAGCAGTCTCTGCCGCCTTTGCAATCAGAAACTCCATGTCTTTCTTAGATATATTTGCACTACCACCACCACTATTCTTCTTATTACCAGCTTGAACGCCAAAGGTTGCTAAAACTCCTGTGAATACCGATGCTATGAATGTCGGGTCAATTTTTTGTTCCTGTTTATAGCCAGGAATCTCAACGTAGTTCAAAGTTAAGATTGCACCCGCCCATATCATCACGCCAAGGCGAACAAATGTACTAAGTATTAATAACTGTTCTTCTTTATCATCTACTGCTTCTTTGAGTTTTCCGAGAGGCCCCTTCTTTTTGGGTTCATCCTTTTTAACTTCTTCAGCCATAATTATGTTATGATCTCAAGTTATTTAGTCAACCAATATCTTGTAACTTCTCTACTACTGTTGATGCCTGCATAGGGGCGACATCATTTAAACCATTTGCATCGAACCAAGGTGCGTTTTCCCAGTCGAATCCATCACCGAATGTGTTGTCGGCATTTGCAACATACCAATGGCAAGCTGCGTCTGGTATGTCAACCGCACATACAGCCCAATCATCTGTCCATTGAGGGACTTGTACCCAGATGACTGGTTCAGCTTCATACGCATATGCGGTTTTACTTACTCCAAATAACAATACAAACACTAACAACCAAGAAAATATTCGAGGAATATATTTGATTGATGGAGGATGTTTGTATGTCTCCATAACGTCGTGATAATTCATTAGATTAATCCTGAGTAACCAGCTGCTGTGCCGATGATTATAAAGAAACCGAACTCCATGAGTTCGTAGTATGGACTATAGAATATTTTCTTCATGCGAAAGCGATGTTACCTACACCTGATACGATGTAAAGTGCAACTACTGATGTGAATAGAATGTGATACATTACGTTCCTTGATATACTGGGGTCATTATTCCACCACCCTGATCATCATCGTCATCATCTTGAGAACCCATTAAGAGTTCAAAGAAGACTAGAATTCCTATGGGGTAGAAACACCATAGGATTGCTAGAAAGGGTGATATTTCGTGTGTTGGGGATAACTCTGACATCTATACGAAGCCAGGGATAATCTGTCCTGTTGTTAAGTATGCACCTATACAAGCGACGATACCTAACATTGCTAATCTACCATTGAGTTGCTCTGCAACTCTTTTTGATTCCTTATCAGACATTAGAATATGCCTGGGATGATGTTACCTGTTGTTGCGTATGCGCCTACTGCTGCAACAAAACCGAGCATAGCTGCCCATCCGTTAAATCTTTCTGCTTCTGGAGTCATTAGTTTGTACCTTTTTTGAATTGTGAATTGTGAATTGAATTTCATTTGTCAAAATAAACCTGGCGCTATCCATCCGAATAGACCGTAGTTGATTGTGCCGATTACTAGACCAAGCATCGCAAGACGACCATTGACTAGTTCTGCGTACTTCCAATAAGGATGTTTTGTGTCCATTAGAATACGCCTGGAATGATTTGACCTGTGGTTGCATATGCACCGATGAGTGCAACGAAACCAATCATAGCCCAACGACCATTGACTTTCTCAGCATTCTGAGGATAACCATCGTATGAAACTGACTCATCGATATATGGGCGAGTTTCATTTGGGAAAGCATTTTGTCTTCCGCCACTTTCTGTTGTTACAGTCATTTAAGTTTCATTAAGATATGTTACATTATTATATATAATATATTAAGTTTTGTCAACTATTTTGTCCATATTCACACATACTATTAAGAAAATCTTAAGAGTTATATAACTTTTACTTATAATCTGTTACAGTTCTGTATCATTCACCTAGAGTATGAACTACTGGTTGTTCATTTATTAATATTTCATACAACTCAATATCTTCTGCAGCTGATACAGGCGTAAACTCATTCTCTGCTCGAAACAAATCATCACGAACTGCCTGATTGATTACAATAGAACCATTCTCTCCAGATACAGAACGATGATATGTGTTTGTAGGTATAACTAATGCACCACTCTGTCGATTTAGATGCACGATATGATAAGGATATTTCCAGTCTCTGTTCACTAACTCAAAAGTTCTCTCTCCAGACACAACACGGTTGTGGTCTACTTGATGATAGTGTATATAAAATTGTTTCGCACCGACTTTATCGTCAGGTGGTGATATAGCAGGCCCTGCATGAACTACAAGGTCAGATGCATTTGAATCCTCTACGGATATGTCATAAAAAATAACATCAGGTGTTTCTCTGAACACCCGATGTTTAACAAAATTTACGTCACTCATAACATAATTTTAGTTTGATTTAGAAAGTGAATTTAACACCAGCTTTTGCAGCCCAGTCAATATCGTCTTCTGCAGTTACACCAGAGATTTCTCCGTAGAACTTATCATATGAACCACCAACATAACCGATGAATTCTACATCACCGAACTCGTCAGTTGTTTCTGTATGAGTAACTGTTGGACCACCAGAAATGTAGTATCCGATTCCTGATTCTGTTTCTCCTTCATATCCGACTACTGCTTCGATTCCACCAGAGGTATATGCACCATCAGGATATGAACCAGTTGCTTCCAAATTGACGTAAGGACCAGCAAAGGCTGCACCAGCGAAAAGGAATGGAGATGCTGCTACAGCAGCGATTGTTGATTTAATCATTTTTTTTATAGTATCTCGCAAGCAATAAAAAACCTGCGGATGGAAATTCTTTCGACTAGAATTTTACATTCTACGCAGGGGCACGATCTTTCGATCCCGTTGTTCTATGTAATGGTATTTATTGTAACACAAGGTTGAGATTATGTCAAGTGTGTTGATTTCGTTACCTTTTGACCTTTGCCCAATCCATATCGAAGAGGTACAAACCCTTGTCTGTAAGAACATGATTATACATTTTTTCAAAGACAGAGGGAGGCATTGTTACAACGTGAGCACCTGATGCAAATGAATCTGATACTGTCTTAACGTCACGAACTGATGCAGCAAGTATCTCTGTCTTTCTTATATTCTGTATTGTATAGATATCACTTATCTGGTCAATCAACTCCATACCATCAAAAGAATTATCATCAACTCTACCAACGAAAGGAGAAACATACTTCGCACCTGCCTTTGCAGCTAGTATCGCTTGTGCTGCTGAGAATATCAATGTCACATTTACATTTACCAAGTCTCTTGATAATTTCTTACATACTTTTAATCCTGCAGGAGTGCAAGGAACTTTGATTGTTGCGTTCTTTCCAAATTTACGGGAAAGACGTAATCCTTCCATATACATTTCATCAAAGTCACCAACAACTTCCATACTGATATCATCAATACCCATATCAATCAGTTGTTGGTAAACTTCTTCTGGGTCTCTACCACTCTTCATAATTAGAGTTGGATTTGTTGTGATACCATCAATCAAATCAGTCTGAAAGTGTTTTTCTATCAATTCTGTATCAGCGGTATCCAAAAATAACTTCATAGTGTCTATAAACTGTATCTATAGTATAACACATATTTTTTATTTGAAAACCTCAAGTTTTTATTTGCTAAATAAAGCTACGTTATTAGGTAAATTTACCAATGAAGAAATTTTTACCTTTGTTATTGTTGCTTGGTATGGGGTCTTCCGCATATGCTGGCGGTATCGTGAGTTCACACACATCGAGTGTACAATTAACCGTTGATGCGGCTAGAACAGACGCTTCAAGAATCGGTTCAAGTTTCTCGATTTCTGGTAGTAATATTGATACAACTGATGGTACTACAGCAGGTACAGTTTCTGCAGGTACGATCACATCAGGTGTATATGCACCAGGTACAATTGCAGCAACTCAAGACACAGCAGGTGCAGCGTTCAGCTTTAGCCAGTCATACACTCAGGCTGATGCAGTTCCAACTTCTGCTCCAACAGTGGGTGCTGTAGGAAACCTATCTGACCAAACCTCATATGCAGCTGGTACTGCTGGTGATTTAGCTGGTACAGTAACAAGTGCTGGTGTTATCACAGTAACAGCAGGTGGAGCTGGAACAGTAGCTACTGGACAATTTGTGAACGAATTGACAATCAACTGATTTTGGGGTACAATGAAAAGATATAGTATACTACTACTTCTTTTTAGTATCATACCATCTGCGTATGCAGTGCCCGTGGTCCCGAATTTTACGCAGGGCTCGATGACCAGCAACACGGAAACCACAAGCACCGTGACTGAAACGATCAATAGTATGAATTACGATA